CTAACTACTCAATTGGTCCGGTTCCGCAAGACTTTGACATGGGACCTGTATTAGATTCACTTCGATTAGTCAATAACAGCAACATATCTAGCGCACACTACTTCATTCAAGTACTGGCAAAATTCTAATCTATGGCCGCTTATACCGATTCTATGCAGCAGAACTTGCCCTTCTCTAATGGAGCTACTTCTCCTGCCATGAGTGGGCCTGTTCCCAATCCTTTTGAGGGTGGAACTCTTCCGCTGAATCAGAACTATTCTAGCACGATGCAATCAGGTCAGGGACCTTCCGGGCCAAGCAATGTCACGGGTAACGGACCAGCGCAGACTCAAACGGGAACTCAGCCTATTGATGTTAGCTTAACTACAGATCGTAATCGGCTTACAACTTGGACATTAGATACGCTCCAGCGCATGAGGAACTTCCGTAGACCATATGACCAGCGCCGGGCATACTTCTACCGGCAGTATATTGGGCAGCGTGATAGAAGGATGTATCCCGACAACCTTACCCCGCGTTCCAATACATTTGTTCCCATACCTAAGAGCAACGTAGATAACATTGTCGCTCGTGTGCATGATGCGTTCTTCAGCATTGAGCCCCCAATTGAAGTCCGCCCCAAGGGTGGAACGCCTGAACAAGCCTGGCAAATGGAAGCTGTGTTGCTTACCTGCCTGAAGAAGTCAGGCTGGATTAAAGCCATTGAACTGTTTACAAGAGATTGCGGGATTTACGGGCACGCAGGACTTAAAGTAGATTGGGACTGGGATTATGACATTGTAAGTGGACCTGAACCTCAGTTTGCTATGCAACCAAAGACTGATCCTAACACGGGTCAGCCAGTTGTAGGGCAAGATGGTCAACCCGAAATGATTCCAGTATGGGACGCCAATGGAAATCTCATCCAGATCGGGACATCATTCGTTACTAAGAAGGTTCCACGTAATTGCCCTAAGCTTATACCTATTGATGTATATGATTTGCTTATTGACCCGGATGGTAAGCAGAAGGCTCATGTTCAAGAAATGAGCTGGGGTGAGATGAAGCGTTCGGTTGAAACAAATCCGAAGCTTTACTTCCCTGAAGCTATTGCTGAGTTAACTACTAAGCTAAAGAACTACAGGGACCTGGATGCAGATGGTATCATCATTCGCATGGCTGAGTTCTGGGATGACACATCGAAGACTACTACTGTTGTAACCTTTGGGGAGGATGCTGATGCAATCGGATGGAAAGATCGAAGATATCAATACCGTAACGCAAGTTATTCCGCCTACAAAAGACGAGTTTATAACGGGCCCCCCGTTCTACTCTATACTGGACCAAACCCTTTTGCGCACAAAAGGATACCCATCCTCGACTTGGCCTATGTGCCCATTAAAGGCGATGCTTACGGAATGGGACTCATAGAAACAATAAGTGATCTTTGTGAAGGAATTAACGTCTTCACAAATATGATAACGGATAATTGGAACCTTGGGATTAATCAGAGATTCGCTTACGATGTGCAGGTTGATATTGACCACGACCAGCTCGACATGGGTAATGTCCCTGGCGGTAAGGTTGGTGTCGTTGGTGATCCATCAAAGGCAATCTGGCCTTTCCCGAAGTTTACTCCAAATAGTCAAGACTACATGATCTTGGACCTGTATGAAAAATTTGCAGCTACGGGTTCTGGGATTGATGATTTCTATAGCAAGGGTGTCGGTGGACCTGGGAATAATACTACTGCATCAGGTATTGATGCTGGAATGCAGGCTCAGGGGTATCTATTTAAGCTCCTCCTACGTAGGTTTGAACTAGAAATTCTCCAACCCATCTGTGAGATGACTGCTAGCATGATTCAGCAGTTTGGAACGGATGAGTTAGAATGGTCCATCACAAACGCACCCCCAGGAATTCCTAAGTGGGGCCACGTAAAGTTAACTGACTTATTCGGTGACTATGCTTTTGATTTCGTTGGGGCTAATTATGCAACGGGAAAAGTAGTCAAGCAACGTAACTTGATGGCCTTCTATAACCTGGCTTCGCAGTCTCCCTATGCAAACCAAGGGGAATTCCTTCGTGAGATTGCGCGCAGCATGGAGATTCCGTTTGCTGCTAGGTTGCTTAAGACAGACCAACAAGTTATGCAAGAACAACAGTCTGCTACTCAATCACGCCAGCAAGAAGAGTTGATCCGAGAGTTGCTCAAGATTGAAGGTAAGGTTCTTAATACTCAAGCTGGAAAGCCTGAGTTTAGACCAGAGAACTCTACTATGATCTCAGATGCAGCTCAGCCACATGCTGAAGCTGTACAGAGTCAGATGGAGTACTACCTCGGGAGTGCGGTAGAGAATCTAATGGGTTCAGCTCCTCCTCCCACAGTAGCTCCTATCCATCCCGTTGGACATCCTAAGACTAAGCAGTTTGAAGGACCTATTCCAGGTGGGCAGGAAAGAGATAGTCAGCGTTCTCTAGGGCAAGACATGGGAATGAACTCCCTTGGACTGGCAGGGTAGTCTAGTGGACTTCGTTAACATCAAGGCTTTAACAGGCGAAAATGGTACGGGCTTTGAGAAGCGCGGAAACAAAGGACCGTTCCAGTGTTCTAATTGCGAATATTTTGTGGGCGGTAACGCTTGTAATCAAGAAGACATGAAAAGAGTTTCTAAGCAACCTAAGTGGCCTGATGGGACTATAAAAGTAGAAGGTCCCGACTGCTGCTCATTCATAGAACGAACAGGAAATTTTTGGAGATAAATTATGGCAGATAGCATTTTTGCGGCAGCCTCAACAACGGGTGTTGGAAGTAGCGAACGGATTGCCTCTGAGTTTATGTCCCAAGGAGCCCCCTCTAACCCTGCTAATGTTGAGGAAGGTTCTTGCCTTGGTGGTTATGATATTATAACCCCTCGTGTAGGTACAGGATTTGTGGAGTGGGCTGTTAGTGGTTACGATCTTGAAGGTAAAGCTCCTGCTCATGTTACTACCCCTGATTACGACAAGCATGGAGATTGGATGTTTGATAAAAAGATTCTACCTGTTACGGGTCCTCGTTTAGAAGATGATGAGAACTATCGTGATGGCGCTAGAAAGAAAGGACAATAAAATGGAACTCGGAAAGTCTCTCAATTTAGACGGTCACGCGGCCTATCAGCCAGAACATACTTATGCCCATCCGGTTGCTCAGTCTTTCGCTTCGGCGATTGGCTTTGACGGAGAAGGTAAGGTTGTGTCTCCTGATTCCGGCCCGAACAGCGCAAGCGTTCATAGTCCAGAAGGTGCGTCTGATTTTCGTACCGGCGCTCGATAGTTAAACCTTTGGAGGGGATATGTTTGATTGGTTTAAAAGAAAAGTAGAAGTACGCTATAAGGTAATAGAAGTAAAGGCTCCACGTTCTGCTCAGGCGTGGACTAAAGAAACTAAGGATGCCGTGGGTACACTAGCCCATCATCCCGGTTTCATTGCACTGATTGATCGTCTCAACCTTCAGAAACAGATGCTTGAGAGTAAGTGCTCCAAGGAGTTCCACAAAGACCTTCGTGAAGCAGATTACCTCCAAGCAGGTGTATTCTGGTTGGGATATGTACAAGAGTTGGTTACGAAAGCTACAAAGCTTTCAGCCGCCGCTCCTACAGATGCTTTTGATGAAGAGTTGGAAGCATTCAAGTTAATAGATTCACAGATTGAACGAATTGGAATGGAATAGGGTCACAAGCCCTTCAGCAGTTTTAAGCTGACACCCTCACAAAGGATAACAGCAAATGCCAGAACCTACGCTAGACAGTATTGCCCCCGGTGGAGTAGTTCAACTTGGACAATCTCCAGCGGCTCTCGACGATGTGACGTTTGATTCTCTTTTCCCGGCAGAACCGTCACAGGTAACACAGCCTGTACAACAGGCTACAGCGACGCCGGTCACGCAGACTCAGCAACCTGTTACACAACAGGTTAAGTCTGACTTCTTCCTGCAAGGGGAGAAATCAGTCTATAAGACTGCTGAGGATGCAACTCGCGGTATCAATGAAAAAGATGCCGTGATCGAGCAATTGCGACAGAGATATGCACTTACAACTGGGATTGATCCGATCACAGGTAAGCCGGTAGGTGTTCAAGGTCAAACACAAGAGACCGTGGACTACTACCAGCAACCAGATCAATATCTAGATGCTTTGTATAATGCAGCTAAGAAGGGTGGCCCTGAAGCCTACCGAGACGTGCAAGCGAAGTTCATCTTCGATGCTGTCAAGCCGCTTCAGCCTATTCTTCAAAAAGCTGCCAGGGACCAAGCCGTAGAGACTCTAGCACTGGAACTTCCAGCGTCTAAGAGTTTTGTAGGCACTCCCAATTATACCAAAGCCCTCGATCTCAACCCTGAACTTAAGCAAGCTATCTCCATAAGTGAACAGGACCATCGGTTCCACTCTCGGCTGCCAGGGCTCTACAAGCTGGCCTATTTGACAGCCCAAGGTATGCAAATGCCCGAGCTATTGCGAGCGCAAGCTACGCAAACTCAAACCCCTACACAGACGCAGGTCCAACCTGTACGTACTACTGTCCAAGCCACCACTACCTCACCGTCCACTACGCAAGCTGCCCGTCCCTCCTTTAAGAACATCGAAGGCATTCGAGCAGTCATTGCTGACATGGAAGGTCGAGGGGTCAAACTAGACATCTAAAGTTCTGTGAGGGAACAAAGGAAAATTAATGTTCGTATCTAAACTTCGCTCCCTCGTCGGGATTCTGTTTGGCTTCGGTGATGATGTCGTTACTGTTATCACTGGGTCGGTAGGAACTCCCGGTCCTGCTGGTTCACTTGCGAGTGACCAACAGACGTATTTCTCCGCTAAGCTGCTTGAAGTGGCCGTCCTAATGACGGTGCTCGATCAGTTCGGCGACAAAGACCCTATTCCCTCGAACTCGTCTAAGACGATTCAGTTCAACCGCTTGGAGAAGCTCACTACCTCGCTGACTCCAACTCAGTTGGTTGAAGGGATTATGCCGGATGCGGTTGGGCTCTCTATGAGCCAGTTTACCGCTGTGGCAGAACAGTATGGTCTAGTGCTCCGGTTGTCTGATCTTGCTGAGCTGACTTCCAAGCATGACGTGGTTGGTCG